AGAATGATGAAAATGAACAGAAAAAGAGCAAGAGCAATGCTCGGAGAATGGAATGTTCTTGTAGAAAATGCATTTGGATATCTAGATTATAAAAATAATGGTCCCATATTAGATTTAACAAAAACTCGCATTGATGAGAATGGTAATTTATCAGTCTCAATTCCAACTAGAAAACTAAGAACTGGAGCAATGATCATGCAGAGTCATAATGGAAAAATGACCGACACGAAAATGATGCATAAAAGAAACGATGCAATGTCTAAATCTAATCTTTCAAAAAATGAAAAATTTGGCAAAAAATTAGAAAAAGTAAGAAAAAACAATGCTTTATCAGATAACAAAAAAGTACAAGAATCAATCGAAGAACTAGTTTATGAATTTCCTGATGTGATCTATCTAACAGAAAATGAACTATCTGCAATTATCAATGATTCATTTGAATTTGTTGGATCAACTAATTATGATTCAGAAACATGTGATTTTATTGCAGAAGGCGTTCTTAGAACAGCATTTGAAACACTAACAAATAGAGTTTCAAAAATACTAAAACTATCTGAAAATAAAATAAATGAAAATTCAAATGATTCTTATGAAGAATTCAAGACTATAACAAATGAATTATATAAAAAATTCGATGAAAATTTAGTTGTAGAAATGCAAGTTTATGTTGATCTATATGAAGCAATAAGAAATGTTCATGAACTTGCAAAAGAAGATAATGATCAAGAATTGGCAAGAGAATCAGCCGAACATCTTGAAGAACTATTGTCTATCGTAACAAAAGAATCTTCTCCTTCTTTGGAAGTTGTTGAAAGTGCTGCTGATTTCTTATCAAGCATATTGGAAACCAACTTAGAAACACAAGATTGGGAAGATGTTGCTCCTTACACAACAGTAAATGGAAATCATCCTGAACTAAATAAAAAAGCAAAAGTAAGCTACTCACCAGCAAATGATTTTTCAGGACATAAAGAAAATTTACCTTCAGTAAGTGACGGAAAAGATATTGGACAAGAAAATTCAGAAGAATTATCTGATATGGGCATGAGTAACCATGGAGGAGATCACACATATCCAAATCTTCATAATCCATATTTGCTAAATAACGATGATTATAAAATCAGTGGCGAAAAAGATATATCATCAGATAGCGGAAGACTTGGACATGTCATGGGTGATGACACTTGGCCAAATCTAAAAAATCCTTACATAAAGAACTGAGTTCAAGGAAGAATAAATAGGAGGAATTTTATTAATGCAACTTTTATTAGAACACGATATAACACCTGGAACAATCTATGAAAATAGACTTATTCTTGGATCAAGTTGCTGTGCCGTTTTAAATGAAATGGATCTACATGAAAGCACAGGTTCAAATGGACTTGTAAAATTCAAAGGTAAATTTCAAGAAGCAGAAGCAGTAAACAAAAACAAAAGATTATATCCATATGAAGTATTAGACTCTAATGTAAATAATCTAAAAGAATCTATAAATAAGGGCGGTCTAATTGGAGAATTAGACCATCCTACAGACTCTATAATCCATTTTGCTAATGCTTCCCACAAAATTTCAAAACTTTGGTGGGAAGGAAAAACACTAATGGGTGAAGGAGTAATATTAAATACACCAAGTGGCAAAATTCTAAAATCACTCATAAATGATGGAGTAAGAGTAGGAATAAGCAGTAGAGGTGTAGGTAATGGCAAAGTGAATGAGGAAGGCATATTGGTAATCGGAGAGAGTTATAAATTAATAACTTTTGATGCTGTTGCTGACCCAAGCACTTCGCAAGCTTTCCAAGAGCGTGTAGTCTCAAAAGAAAGTATTGATTCTATTCCTGTGTCACCTGAAAATTCTGAAAATTTTAATAAAAAAAATGAAAGTAACAGCATAAATATGTTCAGCAAAGAACTTATTATTGCTGCTCTAGGTGGCATTGTTCATAAACAAGCCAATGAATATAAAGCGAGGTTGAGCTAATGGAGAAAATTGTAGAAGCATTGACGAAATTACTACCTGAAGATTCTATCGAAGAAATTTCAGAAGCAGTAAAGGGAGAGCTTGAGAAAGCAAAGCAGGAATATGAGCTAGAGTATAACTCTAAGCTTGAAGAAGCCTATGCCGAACTTTCCAAAGAACTCAAAGATACAGAAGAAACAGCATTACAAGGCTATCAAGAAGCCTATGCTATTATCGAAGATCTTAGAAAAAGACTTGAAGTGCAACAAAATGAATTTGAAACAACTATGGAAGAAGGCTACGAAGAAGCCTACCAAATGTTGCAAGAAGAAAAATCAAAAAATGAAAATTTAGAAGTAGAAATGTACGAACAATTCAATCAAAAACTTTCAGAAATGAAAGAATACATGGTTGATAAAGTTGATGCATTTTTACAATTCAAGGGCGAAGAACTATATGAAGCTGCTCGTAAGGAAATCGTTAACGATCCACATATGGCAGAACAAAAAGTCGTTCTTGATAGAGTTGTAGAATGTGTTTCTGACTACATCTCTGATGAAGATTATTCAAGCGTTGTAAATTCAAAACTTGATCAGGCAGCAAAGAAAATTGAAGAGTTACAATCTCAAACAAAGATTCTTGAAGCCAGAAATATAAGATTAAGTACTGAAAATACAAAACTTAATGAAGCTGTTCGTGAGACTAAAAACCTCTTGACAGAAAATAAGCAAGAAAGAGTAGAGAAAGCGAAGAATGCGCAGGGGAGAGGACGTACTGTCAACGATCCTGAACTTGTTGCAGAATGGAGTAACAATAAGTCCGATGTCAAAAAGGAAACAGTTGACACAACACTAGTAGAAGGTATAGATCCAGATTACTTGAGACAAATGCAAGTTCTTGCTGGAACTAAAACCACGGAATAAAAAATCTTTAGTATAACCAAGGAGAAAATTAAATTATGCAAGCAAATGCCAAATTTTTAAATGAAGCAAGAGAGCTTGAGTCTCGTTGGGCACAAACAGGTTTACTAGAGAACATCAATGACAAGTACACACGTTCTTGCACTGCCGTTCTTTTAGAAAATCAAAGACTCATCAATGAAAGTTCAACTGACACTGGTGATGTTGCCCAATTCAAAAGAATCTCAATACCTCTTGTAAGAAGAATTTACCCACAACTAATCGCCAATAAAGTTGTCTCAGTACAGCCACTACTTGGACCAACTGGCTTAGTTTATTACCTCAGATTCCGCTATGGAAGCAATAAAGGTGCTGTTCGTGGTGCAACAAAAGGTGGATTCCCAACTGATGATGCAAACAGTTTACAACAACTAGCATCTGGTGACGCCAACCTTAGTGTTTACTACTCACATCAATTTGTTGAAAATGAAACACAAAGTGATGCTGGTGGTGACACAACATCTTCATTTGTTCTTGAGCACACACCTGTTTTAGCAGGAACAATGACAGGAACAATTTATGATGGTGCAACTGCCGTTCAAACATTCGTTGTTGCTCAAAGTGGAAGCTTTACTTTCACAGATATTGGAACTCCAAGTCCAAAAGTATCTGCTGGAAGTCTTGACCTAACAACTGGCGAACTTGATCTAACTTGGGGTTCAGATCCAGGTGCAAACAGTGTTGTAGTAAGCTATGAATACAACATGGAATGCAACCAAGATCTACCAGAAGTAAATCTAGTTGTAGAATCAGAAGAAATT